AAGCAATCTTGGCTTGTTTGAGACCTTGATCTTGAAGGTCGGTAATGATTGGGATACGGATAGCCATTAGAGGATCACCAGTTTCGTTATGGCCGAGATTCGACCCATGACTTCATTTACCGACTTTGACATCTCTGCCTCAATGGCACCTGCGTGCTGTTCATAGGACCGCCACATGACACGGGAAGGCATCTGAAATGCGTTTAGAGCGTTGCCAAGAGGGTTAGAGGTCTTTTTGCCTGCCATGTCAAAAATGGCGGCTGCAGCGTCTTTTTGAACAATGGTCAAAACTGCGTCTTGTTTTTTAGAAAGTGACGTTGCAACTGCAACACCTTTTGAGGCTTTCGGTTGGCTCCACGGAAACAACGGTCGTCCGCCTGGTGCCCACGCGCGAGACATTCCAGAAAGGTAGTCCGTTTGGTAAGCGTTTTTGGCTTCGTCAATTGCTGGACGAACAATCTGTTTGGCGTCGGCAAAGAATTGTTTTTTGACTTCGGGTTGGATTTGTTGCAATGCCTTAAGAGTTGACTCAAGTCCTTGGACTTCCATTGTCATCGCGTCACCTCTCTTTCATAATCTGTGCGACTGTCGAGAGGTCGTCAACATCAAACTCTATACCAGGCGGCCACCACCCCGTGAGGACCAACATTTGGCTCAAGGTGTAACTGTGGGAGCCGCTTTCGTAGGGTTTGCATTGCCACTACTAACAATCTCAATTTCCACCAGCTTGTTGACAAACGAATCAAACTCCACCGGTATGGCTTGACCGTGTTCCGTCTGGATTTTGGCTGAGTGCCACGCCATAAACGCCATGTCCTCCATACCAAAATTGTCGGCAAGGTCTGACGTTTTCATTTTAAATTTGCGTTCCCATGCGACAAGCGTTGCAAGCGTTGTCGTAATGGTCGCAGGTCCAAAGCCGATGTCGAATCGGATTGTTAACTTCATGTCGGGCTCATTTCTGTTGAGGTTTTAGATCAGGCTTCCGACCAGGCAAACGTGCCGCCCATGAAAGTTACGGAGCAGGTCGTGAGGGCTCCAAGCGTGTACACGGGAGCCAAGGTCGGCAAGTAGCTGCCGGTCAAAGTTCCCATCGGGTTGGTTGCGCTGGTAGCGGCCGACGATCCCTTAACGGTAATCGTGGTGATAACAGTGCCAACAAGCGACTTCAAAGTTGCGTAGGTTTCTGAAGCGGCAGTTGACCAGTAAAGGTCAAGCGTCAAAGAGTTGTTTTGTAAACCTGCAACGTATGAAACGGCAGTCGAACCAAAGCCATTTGCTTGTAATTCTTGGATTGTCTGCGTCAAAGTTGCGGCGGTGCACTGATCGGAGATATCAACGGCTCCGATGGCGATGACTGGGTTAGAGAGATATGTGGAAGTTGCCATGACGGATCAATCCTTTTTGTTTTCGGTCGCGTCGGGCTTCGTCGCTAATTTAGCACCCTTAGATGGGTGAGTGTCGGAACGCTGAATGAACCCGCCAGCAAGCAACCATTCAATGTCGTCAGACGGTGACGCGATAAACGCCGTGCCGATCTCGCCGACTCGAATTGAACTGATGATGTAACGATCCATTGGTTTATCCGTTCTGTGCTTGTATCGGGATGATGAGTTCAAAGCCTGCGTAATCCGCTCCGCCGACCGTGACAACTTTGGGTGAGGCTGACATGACCGCAATGTTTTTAAGTACCAGAGATGACGTCAGGTTCAGCAGCTGTCGCAAGGCGTCCAAGTTGCCTGGGCCGTTAGAAATCAGGGTCACTGGGAAAGTCATTTTGACGATGTTGTAGTTGAACGATTCGATGGATGGAGCATCCACAAAAGCGCAAGGTGGAGCGATATTGCGAGGATCATTAACGACACGAAGGCCCGAAATAGTTTTGAGAGTATCCACGAGATCATCTAGGGCCTCATTCAGGAAGTCGGTGTAAGCCATTTCAGGCGACCTGTGGTCTGTTGATACCTAACAACTGTTTGACGATGCCTGAGAGCCCTACAACTGGTGCTGATGCCATATCAGTGAACGACGCAAACTGGTCAACCGAGCCGCGCTGACGGTAAAGAGCTGACCCGTACATCAAAGTACCGAGGGTGACATCTCCCGACGGCGAAGTCGTGAGCGAGTCAATGTACCCAGATTCTTGGCGACGCCTGAAACAGAACGCATTTGTGGCATCTGCACATTGCACCAAAAAAGCAGTTTCATCTCCAGCAGTCGTAATCCCAAGATAAGTAGCAATCTGTGGTCCTGTCACCCAAGTGCAAGTCTGCGTAAATGTCAGCGTGCCGGTATGGGCGTGCCAAGCTTCGACTGTTTGCGTACGCGCATACATAATCGCGTTTTCAATTGGGTACGAAGTATCAAACTCAATGATGCCGTCGGTGCCAACATTAACTGGCAAAAATTGTGGCATTTCGTAAACGACATATGTGCCGTTGTACGGGGCAGTAGCAGACGAAACCGTGATGGTTGCGCCAACTACAACTTCGTTTGGTGTCAGCGTTGAGACGGTGACATAGCCAGGAATAATCCCGCCGTATTGCAAACTGTAAGTTGCCGTCACGACGGCCTCCGATCAGGCCTGGGTGATCTTGCGGATCATAGAGCTGACTGCGGCGAAGGTGCTGCAGTAAGCGTGAACCGAGAACAAACGGCTGAGGGTGGCAGGCTGCTCAACGCTCAAGATTCCGCGTACTGATTCGTAGTACTCGAATGCTTTGGAAGCGTTGGTCACGATCATGGTCTTGGCAGCAAAGTTGCTGTCAACGACGATCTCAAGTCCGAGCGGATTTGAGCCAACCCAAGTGGTTGCGTTTCCGCCACCGAGCGCGTTCTGTCCTGCGAGACCAGGTGCGCCGACATATGGGAACAAGGGACGGTTGCTCGAGTCAACGACTTGTCCCAACTGGCCCCAAACGTCAGGGCTGACAAACAAGGTGTCTGGGAAAAAGTTGGTGCCGTTGCTGACGTCAACTGCGGCGTCGTATAGCGACTTCATCAAGTCGACTGCGGTGAGGTCCCATACGCCCGATGATGTTGCAGCTGCGAGAAGTGCGTCGGCTGCAATGTCGTCGGTCTTAAGCATGAGTTCGCCCATGAGGTCAGCCATGATGAGTTCCATTGCTGCGGGGCTTGTGAAGTCAATGTCTTGCATTGACAACGAAACCTGACCGGCAACGGTGGTCTTGCTAATCGTATTCGAGGCAATAACCATTGTGGTGGCCGACACGGCATCAAATTCGGCGGCTTGTGCAGCGGTCGTGGTGTGAGTCGTGATGGTCGGACGAACGAAAGTCTTTTGTGAGCCATTGTCAGGATAAGCGCGAGCGCCAAGACGATTGACAACTGGACGAACAAAGTTGATGTTCTGAACGAGCGGGCCCAACACGGGAACTGGGAGCAAGCCTGGAGTGTTGGTTGTGGCAACATCGCCTGCAGCGGCTTCGTAGGTTGACTGATGTTCAGCCTTCCAATCGTTAACCGATGAGTTCACTTTGGCGAAAGTTTCTCCGCCCTGGTGAAAAGCGGCCATCCACTCACCAGCTGACGGAAGGCGGGGGGCCTTCTTTGCTGATGCAAAAATGGTGGGTGCGGTTGGCGCGGCTTCAGGTGCTGCGGCTTCGATATGTTCCGACATGGGTGTCTCCTCGACTTGTGGTTCTGTTACTGAGATTTCGTCGGGGGTTGTGTCTGCTGAAGCGGCCACATCTGTGATAGTAGCACCGCTAAAGGCGGGTATGGGGACAAGGCTCAACTCGCGCCACAAACTTGACTTGATAACCAAAGTCCCGTCCTCAGCGCGATAAGAATCAACTACGTCAATTCCAACGGACACCGAATCCAGCACACCCTCTTTTGCCATCTGGAGGGCTGCATCGCCAGCGGGCGTTGAAACAATCTTTGCCTGGAATAACATGCCCGATCCGTCTGGTGCTTCGCTTCTGCTAGTCACGATTCCGACAGGCTGGCTTGAGTCATGGTACATAAAAAGTTTGGGTGCTTTACCGTCAATAGGCAATGAACCTGCGGCAAATTGGACTTGTGTTCCGTCGCTCACGGTTGCGGATACGCCATAGGGAACGGCAATACCCGAGATGGTTCGCGTTGGTGCTTCACCAGCTGCGGCTTCCACATCAACTGCGAATCCTGCTGAGAGTGTAAGTTTCATGAGTTTGTCTCCGTCATTGGGGCTGTATTTGTTGGTGTTTCGGTCATCATTTCCTCGGCAACCATAGATTCAAGATATGAGTCAATATCAAACTTGACATAAGTGCCTCGAGGCAAAACATTGTTTCCACTCAATGTTTGCGAC